CATGCCCGTGCGCCCATCGACCTGACCATTGATAACAAGCACAGACCCACGATGAGAGTCCAAGAACTCACCAATGATGCTGGCATGGTTGGTGGCAGGAGGTTTGATTTCAAATCGCATTTTGTTGAACTCTTTTACGCACCACTGATATGTGCGCTGGATATCAAAATCGATAAGCCCAAGCCGACGGGCAATCATGGCACCAGCCAAGTTACATGCCGCTACGCCAGACCAGAATCGCTCTCGTCCGCTAAATCTGATCTCGCGGTCTAGGATAATTTGGGTTTCTTTGACCATTTTTATGGCTTCTTCTAGGTTGCCGACCAGCCATTGCAGATAGATACGTCCCGCATGTCCGTAGTTTGAGTACAGTTTGGGGAAGATTTCTCCGGCTTCTTCCTTGCTAATCAGGTTGGTTTGGGGGATTTGGTACTCGATCAAACGCATCATCTCCCCATCGGGTGAGTTTTTGAGCGCCGCAAGTTTGTCGTAAAACGAAGCGTTTGACGTCGTGAGACAGATAAGCCCCCACTTAGATGTGTTTAGCCGCTCGGTGTTTTCGTTTGACTTCAACCTGCCTCGTGCCCTGCCCTGCGATACGGCATACAGTAGGTCTGAAATTTCCTCGGGGGGCATGTTTGTCACTTCATCAACCATAATTGGTAGGTTGTTCATGACGCCGAGTCGGTTGAGTTTCATGTTCATGGTGTCCCTAGCGATAAGCATTTGCTCCTCGGGGTGCCCGTAGACACTATGCATGGCTAGGCCGACCGTCGTTTTACCGGTACCGGAACTGTTGTTAATTAGGTTGATGACTGCACCTTTGAGGTTCAGGTGGGTCAAAAGTGGAGAGCCAAAGGCTGTAAAAAAGCCAAACGCATGTGGCTCAAACCCCTCTCGGTTGTACACACCGACCGTTTTCTTCCATTCTTCCAAAGTACCTACGGGGGCAAAGTGCTCCGTCAACGCCATAGTTACGGCAGAGGGGGGGCTATACCGGATACCGTCGGCTTTGATCTCTTGGTCGCCTAAAATAAATTTGCTGTTTTTGTCTGTCCATCCGAATTGCATACGCATAACCTCCAGTTCAGTTTTGTATTGAAGTTCGTTCACACATGAATTTATGTAGAACATAATTCCGTCCATCTGCTTTTGTAAGGCAGATATGCCGTGCCATGCCAACCGCTCTCTTAGTCTTTCTTTGGTTAACAACTCTGTTAGAGGGAGGGAAAACTCCCGCACGCCATCCCGTGGAAGCATCAGCCGTAACCAAATAACTTCACCACGCTGGGGATCTTTCAGGCGCTTGACTACAAATAGGTCGTGCTGGTAAACGCAAGCAGGGTCGTCGTCCGGTATCTCTCTGTAGACACCGCCGTTCTTGCCACGAAAGTACGGATATGGCAAGTCGGGAATTGTGGTCGGTGCTGAAACATCCTTTTTGTCTAATGTAGAATCTTCCTCAAGGATAGGGATAGACCTGTTTTGGGGGGTTCTTTTGCCTAACGCAATCGGCCCCGGTATCTTTCCCCGGTGAGGGCAGTCAGCGCATCCTTCAGGATTCCATTTGGCAAACGTCTCACATCTCTGCGGGCCACCCGTATCAGATGCTTTCCTAATAGTCGATTCGAAAGAATAGTCAGGGTGCCCCTCAGATATTTTATGTATGGCGACATCTTTGTCTTCGCAGGCCCACGCAACTGACAGCCCCGCTCTCCATAAGTTATAGTCAACTGTGTCTTGATTCGTAAGAATATGCTTGATCTGCGCACAGCCCTCTCCCTTTGAGGTCTTACGGACAATCTCTCTAAACCAATTCTCCTCGTTACCAGCCAGATGCTTGGTCAGTTCGTTAATGGTGTTCCGTGGGATACCGCTTTCAGGCGGTGCAATTAGCACTCCCAGCGTTTCCTTAAAGTCCGCATAGGAAACTTCTTTACCCTTAGACCAAATCTCGACTGGTTTCGGAGGGTCGTCTTTGAAGTTAAGTGTGCCTGACACCCGCAGTATGGATGCAGCGTCGGCAGTTCTAGATGGGTCGGCGTCCAAGCCCATCTCATCGCACAGCGCTTTGAGTCTGTTGGCAACCGGAGTCCAGTTCTCTCGGCTAATTACTTCAGACAACACCCAGTAAACATGCACCCCCCGACCCGAGTTAACCAGCAGTGGCTTAGGGAGTTTGAGCCGATTGCAGAAATCCTTTAGAGCCGCAACGCCTTCGGCCTGATCTTGGTAAGTTTTAGTGGGGCCGCAGTCTATGTCGAGCCAAAAAGACTTAAAATAGGTAGCGTTGTCCTTGGTACGGGTGGTGTGTTTTTCGTATTTGGCACAAGCAAAGTAGACGTCGTTCTTATGTGCTAACAGATCCTGTATCGCTGTCTCACACTCGTCGAGTGTTTCGTAGAATTTTTGCTTGACACCACTCCCGGCTTTGATGCCGACCATGCAGTAGTACCCTTCAGGAGGGAGCACTGCCGTCAATAATTCCTTTGTATCCATAGCCGCCTTTGCACCGCGAAAAAGATAGGGCGTCAGGGGGCGCGGCGTGACCCCTTTTCGTTCCGTCGAACTAGACGCCCGTTAACCTAACTCTTAAAGTTTGCCTTTTCTAATACGGTCGCAATCTTGTCTGCCTGACGTTTACGTGGGATCCATTGACCGGTAAACCACTTGTAAATTGTCATTCGGCTCACGCTAAAAAACTCCGCCGCGTCCCTAGCAGGTACTTCTTGAGAAATGCAGAACCGCCCCAGCATTACGCCGGGGCTAGAAATGTCAGCCTCTAAGTTCGCTTTAACAATTTTCGAACTGTAGCCTCGACTGTCCATGATTACTCGTCGTCAACAGCCCAGTCGTTCATGATAGAAGCAAGGTCTTTCTTAGGAGCCGGTTCAGACGCCGCTTTCTTTGTTTGGCGCTTAACTGGTTCCGCAATCTCCTCTGCCTCCTCAACTTTAGCCTTTACGGGGGCCGTTGGTGCCGCTAATTTAGGAGCACTCTTATTAGCGTTGTCGGCTTGGTAAGGAGTCATCACAACTGCAGACTTAGCCTCGGGGGTGTTTGACTGACGCTTTGCCACTTCCCACTGTTCTTTAGACAAGAAACTCAGAGGGCGGAAAGTAACTTTGGCGGTATCGCTGTCATCATCCATCCGCATCTCAGTGATGATCTGGTTGATGTTGTACCCCTGATGTGCGATGTACTTGGCGTACTGTTCAAAAGGCATTGCCTTGTTGTCGTCGCTGCGACCGAAGTAAGACATTGACGGAAGCGCCAACTGGTACACGGGGCCGTTAATATCGTCGGCGAGTACAACTGCCAGCCGCTTCTCAAACCTACAAGCGCGGCTATCACCTTGTCCCGAACCCTTAATGTTCATCGGGCACTCTTGGCAATTGCTGTGCTGTGGCGACTCGATAGAAGCATCGGGAGTCTGACCGTCGTTTGACCAGCAGTCGGGAGGAAGCGACTCCCCCTGTTGATACGCACCAGCGTAGTATTTACGCGCTACGTACCTAGTGCCGTTGACCACAACGATGTTGAGTCGGTCTGAGTTGCTCTTGGTAATTTCTTCCCCATTAACAACCATGCGGAACTTCTTACCACGCAGAGAGATACGGCGTACCCCACCTGCACCACCAAGGGCTTTGGTAAGGTCATCAAGTTCTGCGGACTTGATATAGTCAGGCACTTGTGCCTGTTCAAACAAAGCAAGATCATTGCTCATCTTAGGTTCTCCTATTTACGACGGACAGTAATAGCGTATTCGCTATCGACGTTCAGACCCATTGGGTGTAGGTCTGGGTTTTCTTCAAGGAACTGCTTCATGTTGGATTGGTGAATCCGCCGCTCCAACAACTCCATCGCACCTTGCTCCTGCATGAACCGATGGAAGTTCTCCCAGTCGTTCGTCCAGTAACGTTGCTTGATGGTTCGGTAAGCGGTGCCATGCGGAGTGCGTATGCTGTCGGCACCGTTTGTTTTGCAAATCTCAAGCAGTTGCTGGTTGATCGTCTGCATCTGCTCTTCGATTTCATTGACCTTAACTTCCATTTCGCGCTTAATTTCATCGCGCTTGTCACGCATCTTTATGAAGACGGAAACAAGTTTGTCTGCGGGTATGTCCATTGGCTTCTCCTGATAGTTCGGTTCTTTGACCGTTTTCCCATCTTACCTACTAAACTGTACTGTGTCAAGTATTAATTTCGCTTTGATACAAGTCCACCAATTTTGTGTGGGTATCCAACTTGTTTTGAAGCATGTTGTACAACTTGCGTTCTACCGGACTGCCAGCGATATGCACGACAGTCATAGGGTTCTTTTGCCCTTTGCGGTGGATTCGAGCGTTGGCTTGCAAGTAGGTCTCAATAGAAGTGACAGGGGCGTACCATACTACCACATTGGCGGCGGTGAGTGTGACCCCATGTGCGGCGGCTTGCGGCTGAATTATCAGCACCCTTGGGTTCTCATCCTCTTGAAACTTCTTGAAGATTTCTCCCCGCTTGTTGACGTTCACATCGCCATTGATGACGTCGCAAGTGACCTTTTTCTTGAGCAAGAAATCCTGTAGTAGGTTGATAGTATGCGTAAAGGGCACGAATATTAGCACCTTATGGGACGCCTCTTCGATGACCTCATGTATCACCGACAAGCGGTTGGATACATCAAACTCCACTACGTTTCCGGTGTCGGTGTAGACCGCACCTCCTGAAATCTGAAGTAACTTAATAATCTTGGCGGCAGCATTGACCGAACTAACTTCCTCCCCGGCGGCTTCAATCATCATTTGTTCTTTGAGCGTCTTGTAATACTTCTCCTGCTGGGGAGTCAACGGAGCGTTTCTGTAGGTGTAAGTAATTTCTGGTAGGTCAATACACTCTTCTTTGGTAAATCGGATTGCAGGTTGAAGTGCATTGAATACAGTCTGCTGTGCATTAGGTTTGGGCATCCACTTAAACCGAGTGATGTTGGTCATCACCATATCCCTGAACGCCCCAAAAAACTTAGGCACATTGTCAGGAGCGCACAACTTTGCCAAGCCGTAGGCGTCTGTAGGAGTCTGTGCTGCTGGAGTACCAGTCATCATCCAAAGCCAAGTGCGGAGTCCAAGTAACTTATTTAAAACTTTCCAACGCTGAGTCTGCACATTCTTGTAGGCATTGGCTTCGTCAACGATGATTAGGTCAAAGTCATTGCTTTGCTGAATGGCGTCGGCAACAACCTCAACCCCGTCGTAGTTGATAATGACAAACTCAGCGCCACTGTTTATCACATCTTTACGCTTTTCTCGATTACCATGAGCGATTGCCACAGTCCGGTGCACCGCACACTTAAACAAGTCCGACTGCCAAGAGGCTTGCATGATCGACAACGGGCAGATAATTAGAACTCGTTGCACTGCACCAATGTTCATTAGGTAGTCAGCGGCCCATATAGCCGCCGCAGTTTTGCCTGTCCCTTGCTCGTTAAAGCAGAAAGCTCGCTTGTGGAGTGTCAGAAAAGACGCGGTTTCTTTCTGATGTTGCATCGGAGGGTAGGCTCCGGGCCAGTCGTAGTCGCGCATAATCGGCGACGGGACGTTTTTCATACGCAATTTGCGTAGG